TCAATGAATACGCGGTTCAGCACGGGTAGTGAGCAGTGGCACAACAAAAAGCTGTACACGGACCAGACCGACTTCGACACGGACGATATCGAAGCGTACATTCGGGATCATCAGAAAACCGTGGTGCCTGAACTGGAAATGCTGTGGCAATACTACTTGGGCCGGAACACCAAGATATTGAGCCGTCACCAAGAAACCGACACACCGTCGAACAACACGCCCGTGGCGTACGGGCGGAAGATCGTGACCACGTTCACCGGGTATGCGTATCGGCCACGGTACATTACGTACAAACCGGCAGAGGACGCAGGGGATCAACTTCACGCGGAACTTGTCGAGACGTTCAATGTGAACAACGAACATATCAAGACGAACCGGAACGGGCGTAACACAGCGATATTCGGTGTGTCCTACGAGCTTTTATACATTGACGGCGTGGAGACTGGATCACCAAACCTGCCTGTGCGCGCTGAACCACGGTTCGTGAATGCTGATCCACGGACGATCATCCTCCTGTACGACTATTCCCCGGAGCCTGAAAAAGTAGCCGGTATCCGGTACTGGAAGAAGAACGCGAAGCGGTACCAAGTTGAGTTGTACCTGCCTGACGTGATCCGGGTATTCGAGCGTGTCAAACGAGACGACTTCGACGACAAGTGGTATTACGAACCTGTGGGCGAGTATCCGAATTATTTCGGTGAAGTACCGATCGTTCCATATTATCTCGGAGACGAAGCGCTCGGCGTGATCCGCCCGGTCAAGGACTTGATCGACGACTACGACCTGCTGGTCAGCGACTCAGTGGTAGAGTTCGACCGATTCGCCAATGCGTATTTGCGGCTCGTCGGGCAGACGTTCTTGGACAAGGCGAACACGAAAGATGGTGGGTTCAAACAGCTCGTGGCGAACATCAAGCGGTTTCGGGTGTTCAATCGGCTGAGTAAACCGGACGATGTGACGTTTCTCACGAAGGATATTCCGAAGGAGTTCATCGAGTTCATGACATCGCTCATTCGGGACGAGATTCACAAACAGTCGCACGTGCCTGACTTCGCACAGATGGCGGTTGGTGGTGATTTGTCCGGGGCGGCTGTCCGACGGTTGCTGTTCGACTTCGAGAACGTTGTGTCCAGTGCGGAGGGTGACTTCGACATTGGGCTGTTGGAGAGAATCCGACTGATAACGAAAATATATGCAATGAGCGGTCGCGGCGTGACCGGTGGGCCACAGGACATCAGCATCAGTCACAAGCGCAACGTACCAGCCGACATAAAAGAGTTCGCGGAAATATCGAACATGATGAAGCAAGCAGGGTTGAGTCGCTATCTGATCGCGGATATTTGGCCGGACGACATCATCCCCGACGTGGAAGAAGAGCTGGCACGCCAAGATGAAGAGACGCAGGCGATGATGCCCCAATTGGATGAACTGGTGGAAGAACCGGTAAATGACACCGTTTGAAGAACGTTCGTACAAGGCAATTCTCGCTCGTGAACGCTACTATGAGCGAGAAGTACAGAAAACGTTGAAGCGCGCACTCGACGAGTTGCGCGGGAAGATGGCGGTATTTATGATCGCTACGCGGTTGACGGTAAGCTGTCCAAGGCTGATATGACCCGGTATAACCGATACGCCAACATGGAAAAAGATATGCTGGCTGTGGTGAATCAGGCCACGCGGGAGTCGCTGCGCACCATCGAACGGATGAAACCGGAACAGTACGGCGAAGCGTTCTTCCGGCACGCATGGGCCGTGGAGCAATCCGCACGTGTCGCGGTCAAGTGGGGCGTGTTGAATCGGGACGCGGTTGTTGCGAATCTGGCTAATGATTTTTACTACATAGCCAAAGAACGATACGGGATGGAAGCGCGGTTGTTGATCCGTCAGACGCTGGTACAAGGTATTGCGCAAGGTCGTCGTACCAACAGATGAGCAGAGCGCTTGCACGGGCGCTGAACATCGTGAACTGGAAAGCAACGCGCATTCTCCGTACCGAAGGCAAACAGCCGCGAACGCGGGAACTGATGCGGCGTACACCAAGGCACAGGAGCGCGGCATTGACGGTTCAGTGATTTGGGATGCAACGCTTGACGGTCGAACGCGCCCGACTCACGCGGCTATGGACGGGCAGAAGAGAGCGGACGACGGGCTGTTTAACGGGCCAGGTGGATCACGCGCACCATTCCCGGCGTACCCGGACTTGCCTGCAGAAGAGCGGATCAATTGCCGGTGCAGACTCCGATTCGAGATTGAAGGATTCGATCCCGGCTTGCGGCGTACGCGGGAAGATGGCGTATTGCCGTATCAAACGTACGACCAGTGGAAAGATGGCCGAAAAACATGGTCTTGACTTAACAAGTGTTTCGTACCAATACTGTAAATATATACCGAGGCGTACCCGGACCACGGGGACGAGCAGGGAGGGAACATGGCAGACGAAGTGATTGAACCGGATGTACCGGATGATGGTGCAAAGTTCAAGACGGAGATTGCGGGACTGAATCGGAAGATCACAGAACTGCAACAGGAACGGGAACGATTGGCGTCGGAGCTGGAAAAAGAGAAGGTCGGACAGCAGACCGTGGAACAGCAGATCGCGGAGCTGAGAGCAGAGGCCCGGAAGCAACGGGAAGAAGCGGAACAGCGTGAGAAGCGACTGAAGTGGCAAAGCGAAGCTGCGCGACTGGGCATCCCAGACACGTTGGTAAACAGGCTGGACCCATCGGCCCCGTATGAAGAAGGTCTGGAAGCCATCGTCAAGTTGAACGAATGGCACCAAGACCGGGTGAAGGCTGATGTGAACAAACAATTGGCCGACGGGTACAAACCGAAATCGCCGGGTGATGCGCCGGACGAGAAGAAGGTTGATACCGACAAATTGAAAGGGCTGGACTTTCATACCATGGCACAGATGTCGGATAAGGAACTGGCCGGGTTGTATGGAGGTGAGTCTGAGTAACCATAGGAGGGTTACATGAGCGTTGAAATGTTTATCCCGCAGATGTGGGCTGCTCCCTTCCTTCGACGGCTCCGTAAGTCGTTGGTTTTTGGTGGAATCACGAATCGACAGTACGAAGGCCAGATCCGGAACATGGGTGATACCGTGAATATTCTGGAAGTTGGTCCGGTGTCTGCTTCGTCCTACACCAAAGGGGCAACGTTGACGTATTCCGACCTTGACGGCGCAGACAAGCAATTGCTCGTCGATCAGGCGACGGAATTTCACTTCAAGATCGATTCCGTGGACCGCGCGCAGACGATGCCGGGTCTCATGGAAGAGGCGATGAGCGAGGGCGCGTATTCCGTTGCGGATACGATTGACCAGTTTATCGCGGCCAAGTACACCGAGGGCGTGAGCGAATCGGCTACCGGCAATTCCACCACGGACGTGGATGTCAGTTCCGGGAACGTGATCGAACAGCTTTCGTACGTTGGCCGGTATCTGTCCGACCGAAACGTACCGACGGGCAACCGCTTCGGTATTATCCCACCGTGGTTTCACCAGAAAATGTTGCTTGCGGAGATCGGTGGTATTTCGGCAACGGCTGTACCACTCGTGGATCGTGGTTCGTATGTGTCCGGCTTTGTCGGGCAGGCGATGGGCTTCAATTTCTACATGTCGAACAACGTGTCGAATGACGCCACCACGTATCGTTGTATGTTCGGGAACACCAGTGCGATCACGTACGCGGGGCAGTTGACCGAACTCGAATCGTTCCGGTTGCAGACGACGTTTGCTACCGCTGCTCGTGGGCTGTATGTGTACGGTGCCAAGGTCGTTCGACCGAATGCGCTGCACGTTGGCTACTGGGCAGAGGCGAGCGGTTAAGGAGGATATGTAAATGGCTAGCACAACTTTAACCGTTGTCTCCACGGCAATCACCGGCGGTGCAGTAACCGCCAAGACGGGCGTAGCTTCGAGCCAGACGCTGACGGTTTCTCCGTCCACGGCACAGGGCGCGCTGGACTTCAACACGCTGGCAGTACGGTGCGAAAACACCAACACCACGACCAGTGTAACGCTGTCGTTGGGAGTAGGTACCGAGTTCTCGGCTATCGAGGTCGGCGCTGCTTCGATCACCGTCGGGACGGCTTCCACCGTAATCATCGGTGGCAAGACCTTTGAGGGTGCTCGATTCCTCGACTCCAGCGGGAATATCGTGTTTACGCAGACCGGCACGGGTCCGACTTCGTGGGAAGCGTACCAGCGACCGAAAGCGATCGATTCCTGAGTAACGGGCCGGGGCAACCCGGCCTATGCTCTATGGGGGTGGTATGGCAGTAGTAACCGCCGATCAAGTGGTCCAATACACGAACATTACCGCCAGCGCGGGAACAATCACGTCCAGTGGTCTTATACCCGTGGTGCAGGACCGGATTGGAATTATTTGCAATCAGCGGTTCACGACCGATATCTATCAGACGTCCACATTCACCTTCAACGCGACCGCACGAACCATCGTGAGCAACAACGACTGGGCTACCGATGGTTTCGCGGCTGGTGATGAAATCTACGTGCATC